ACAATCTCATAGTAGATATTATTAGAGAACAAGCTCCGTCAGATGAAGTTGCCGTACTAATGTCTGGCGGAGTGGACAGTTTGACTTGTGCTTTTGCTGCAACACGCATAGGTAAAAAAGTAAATTGTTATACTATGTATGTTGATGGTAAAGAAACACCAGATAGTATAACTTCAGTTGCTGCAGCAAAAACTTTTGGTTGGGATATTAAACTAATAGATGTTCCAGTTAAAAATATCAAAGATGATTTTAAAAAACTTATACGATCATATGACTGTGTGAAAAAAACTCAAGTAGAATGTACTTTTCCGTTCCTCTATGTCTATCCGCATATCAAAGAGAAACATATAATATCTGGTGTTGCGGCTGATGGTTGGTATGGAGTTTCAAAACGAGCGTGTATTCATTATAAACATACAAAAGAATTATTCGATGAGTTTAGAAATAATTATTTCGGATCATCTAATCCAGCAGGTGTTCGCCAGCAAGAACAACTGTCTAAAGAGATCGGTGCAAACTTAATTTCACCATACTTAGATGATAAAGTTGGTAAGTGGATGATGCAACATGATTGGGATTTTTTTAATAAACCATTTCAAAAAGCAAACATAATAAAAGCATTTCCAGAATTTAAAACATTTGGTAAAAATAGGAAACATGCTAATCTTCAATTGGTTGCTGGCATTCCAGAATATTTTGAACAACTTTTGAATGACAAAGAACTTAATTTTAGGAATAGAAAACGTGTTATGGATTTGATTCGTGATTGGGTTAAAGTTCCTGAAAATAATATAGAAGGATTTTTATCATGAATTACATATCGCTCAATCAAATAAAAGAAGAGATTGAATATACAGAGTATGGTCATCAATATAAAAATTTCTTCATAACTTTGTCTAACGAATCTAAATCTCCAAATAAAACATATTCTCTATTGACAACTAATAGAAAATGTGTTAAATTTCTATTAGATTATTATGGTATATCAAGTTTAGATATGGAAATGTTATTTAACCGCGTGTCTAGTGATCCTGATATCAAAGATACTAATAGCTATTTGTTTAAAGAATTGTCAAATGTTGTTAATGGAACATGGAAACAGGGTGAAGAAACTGAAGATATTGTAGTCAGAGATTTGAAGAATAATCCAGAAATTGCTTCCGTTAAAAGAACAGGGGGTTTGTTTTCAAAAAGAGATATGATTGATAAGGTTGATATTGAGTGTATATTAACGAATCGTAAACAATATAATATTCAAGTAAAACCTTGGAATGAAAAAATAACAGAAAAAGACAGAAGGTCGAAAGCAAATGTTTTTGCGTTTGTTTCTGGAAATAAAATACGATATGAAAGAAATACTTAATGGGAAAACGAAGTGATTTTGTGAGAGTAGAGAGAGATTTTTATCCTACTCCTTACGAAGCAGTAGTTCCTTTATTATCACATTTAAAAGAAAATACATGGTTCCATGAACCGTGTGCTGGCGATGGATCTTTAATAGAGCATTTAAAAAAACATGGTCATAAATGCCATTGTGCTTCTGATATAGAACCACAGGCAGAAGGTATTTTCCAACAAGATGCACTTGAATGGATTAAACCAGAATTTGAATACGGCGACACTTGTTTTATTACTAACCCACCATGGAATAGAAAAATACTTCATCCTCTTATTGAACATTTATCTAATATCGCTCCTACATGGCTTCTCTTTGATGCTGATTGGATTCACACAAAACAAAGCAAAAACTACTTGACTATACTTAAAAAGGTTGTTAGTATAGGTAGAGTGAAGTGGATTAAAGATTCTAAAGGATCAGGAAAAGATAATTCTTGTTGGTATCTTTTTGACAAAAATGAGTCAAATGAAGTATTATTTTATGGAAGAACTGAATGATTGATTATAAATACAACGAAGGTGAAATTCTTCGCCAACTGCAAAAATATATTGATGAGACCTACGGTGAGCATTATTCCAAAAACAAATATCAAGCAACAGAATTCATTATTGACGGTGGTCATGGTGAAGGATTCTGCTTGGGTAATGTTATGAAGTATGCTCAACGATATGGTAAAAAAAATGGATATAACCGAAAAGATTTAATGAAGATAATACATTATGCTATCATTGCGATGTATAATCATGACCTAGAACATGGAGAGACTGAATGAACGAAGTAAGTATTGATATTGGCGAATTGCGAAAGCGTAAAATCATGATTGCCACACCAATGTATGGTGGAATGTGTGGAGGTCAATATACTAGAGCAATGATTGAGTTTCAAAAAGTTTGTAGTGAATATGAAATTGAAACAGAGTTCTTTTTTCTGTTTAATGAATCGTTAATTACTCGCGCTCGGAATTATTGTGTTGATGAATTTATGCGTAGTGATTACACCCACCTAATGTTCATTGACGCTGACATTGGTTTTAACCCACACGATGTTCTTGCTCTTGCTGCAATTGCTGATCCAGATACAGATAAAGATATTGTGTGTGGTGCGTATCCTAAGAAAGTTATTTCATGGGAAAAGATCAAGCGAGCCGTCGATAAAGGTTTTGCTGATGAGAACCCACAGAAGTTAGAAAACTATGTTGGTGATTATGTTTTCAATCCAGCAGATGGTAGTCCTGAGATACCTTTGAATGAGCCTGTAGAAGTGCTTGAAGGTGGTACTGGGTTTATGATGATTCAGCGAAAGGCTTTTGAAAAATATGAAGCGGCATATCCTGAATTTAAATATCTGCCAGATCATGTCCGTTCAGAGAGCTTTGATGGTACACGTGAGATCATGGCATATTTTGATTGTGTAATTGAGCCTAAATCAAAACGATATCTATCAGAAGATTATATGTTCTGTCAGTGGTCACGTAATGCTGGAATCAAAGTTTGGATGTGCCCATGGATGCGTTTGAATCACACTGGTTCATATCAGTTTGGTGGTTCACTTATTGATCTCGCTAACATTGGTGTTTCTGCTACTGCAGACCCTAACGAGAAACTAAAATAAATCTATTGACTTTACTCGTGAATTGACATATACTTAATTATTATTGATTATAACATGGAGCTAAATTATGAATATTTCTGACAATACACTAACTGTTCTTAAAAACTTTTCGAGCATCAATCAAAATCTTGCCGTGAAGTCTGGTAATAAAATCCGTACAATCTCCCCACAGAAGACTGTAATGGCTGTTGCTCAGGTTGAAGACAAGTTTGATTCGCCGTTTGCAATCTATGACCTCAATCAGTTTTTGAGTGCGATCAGTTTGTTTGAAAAACCAAGTTTTACATTTGAATCTCAAAATGTTCAAATTGCAAATGGCAAATCATCAATCAATTATTTCTTTGCTGATGAGTCAATGGTAATGACTGCTCCTGATCGTGATATTGAACTTCCCGATACGCTTGTTGAGTTTAAGTTGACTACCGATATTTTCAAATCAACAATGCAAGCAGCCAGTGTTCTTCAAGCTCCAAATTGGTCTGTTGTTGGTAATAGTTCAATTATCGAAATCGTTGTTGGTGATGTAAGGAACGATACGTCAAATAACTATCGTGTTACAGTTGGTGAAACATCTCAATTATTTGATGTTACATTCAAAGTTGATAACTTGTTAATGATGCAACGTGATTATAATGTTGCTATATCGTCAAAAGGTATTAGCCACTTCACAACAGAGAAAGGTGATCTCAGCTATTTTGTTGCAACTGAAAGCAAGTAGTTATATTTTTTTATTATGAATCTGTGGAGTTTATATTATGGACAATTTGTTATGGGTCGAAAAATATCGACCAGCTAAAATCGAAGACTGCATTCTTCCTGCTGATCTCAAAAAAACATTCGGTGAGTTTGTCAAGAAGAATTATGTACCAAACTTGTTATTGACAGGTGGACCTGGTGTTGGTAAAACAACTGTTGCAAGAGCCATGCTTGAAGAATGCGGTTTCGATTATATTGTGATCAATGGTAGTATGAATGGTAACATTGATACGCTACGAAATGAGATACAAAACTTTGCTTCAACTGTGTCCCTCACAGGCGCTCGAAAGTACGTCATCCTAGACGAAGCTGATTATCTCAATCCTCAATCGACGCAGCCTGCACTTCGTAACTTTATGGAAGAGTTTAGTTCGAACTGTGGTTTCATTATGACTTGTAACTTCAAGAATCGAATTATTGAGCCACTTCACTCTCGTTGCTCGGTTATTGAGTTTAAGATAGGTAGCAAGGATAAACCTGAAATTGCTTCTCAATTTATGAAGCGTGTTGGTAATATTCTTACAACAGAAAAGATTGAGTTTGATCAAAAAGTCGTTGCCGAACTTATCATGAAACACTTTCCAGATTGGCGTCGAGTTATCAATGAGTTACAGCGGTATGCTGCTTCTGGTGTTATTGACACTGGTATCCTTGTCAATATGTCAGAAGACAATTATAAGAAACTTGTTGGCTTTTTGAAAGACCGTAACTGGAAAGAAATGCGTAAATGGGTCGGTACGAATAGTGATATTGAACCAACTGTATTATACCGTAAACTATATGATACAGCTTCAAACTTTATGTCTGACAGAGCAGCGCCGCAACTTGTTCTTCATATTGCAAACTATTCTTACAAGTCAGCTTTCGTTGCCGACCAAGAAGTAAATCTTGTTGCATGTTTGACAGAGATTATGTCTGATTGTGAATTTAAGTGATGTCAAATCCATATGAATATATTAACGCAATCAACTCTGGTAAAAAAATCTCTAAAGATAATTTTAATGAGAAAGGATATGTGCCGTTTATAACTAATAGACAGTTCTCTTATTTTCAAGATACAATCTTTGCTGCTAATGAAATGAATGCCAATCACCATATGAGTGGTGAATCTCAGTTTTCTTTTTTTATAAATATTGTCAGACCTAAGAAAAGATTTTCAAAATGGTCTAAGACTGAACATCACAATGACCTACTAGCTATAGTAGAATACTTTGATTATAGTTATGAAAAAGCTAAATCTGTCATGGATATTTTGTCTACCGGACAAATTAATAATATTAAGAAAAAATTGAGTAAAGGTGGATTGAAAAAATGAATTTTGATATAAACAATCTCGTCGAGGTAAGATTAAGTAACCCCGACGATTTCCTCAAAGTCAGAGAAACTCTCACACGAATTGGTGTAGCATCTAAGAAAGATAAGAATCTTTATCAATCTTGCCATATTCTTCATAAGCAAGGCAGATACTATATTGTCCACTTCAAAGAGTTATTTGCTCTTGATGGAAAGCCATCCAATTTTTCAGAATCTGATATTGCTCGGCGAAATACAATTACAAATCTCCTCAAAGAATGGGACTTAATTGAGATTGTTAATTCATCTCAAACAGAAAGCCCAATATCTCCGATCAGCCAGATCAAAGTCCTTCCGTTTAAAGAAAAAGATGAGTGGGAACTGGTTGCAAAGTATAATATCGGAAAGAAAAAACCAGATTAATTAAAAAAAACACTTGACTTATTAATCATTATAGTCTATAGTTAGTATAATGAGACAACACTTGATAGGCAAATTATATTATGAATTATACTTATACCACAATGATTGATGTTATTAAGCGTATAGCTGAAGATGATACTCCTCGGCACATTCGCCGTCAACTTGCTCGTCTGACTTCTGATGAGAAGCGTAAAGTCCAGGACTTGATGGATTATATTGAACTTGAATTAAGAGAGGTATAAAGTTTATTCCGTGATAGTTCAGTTGGTAGAACAATGGACTGTTAATCCATATGTCCCTGGTTCGAGCCCAGGTCACGGAGCCATAAACGCCCCTATAGCTCAGTTGGCAGAGCGATTCACTTGTAATGAATAGGTCCCGAGTTCGAATCTTGGTGGGGGCACCATTTTTAAAATAGTTTGAAAAAACTATTGACTTTAATATGAAAGTGTAGTATTATTAATAATAACACGAGTGAGTATAAACATTGATCTATTGAGAATGATCATTAACGGTCAAGCCTGTAACGTGTATAAATTTAAGACGCAGGTGGGAATGATGGAAGCCTTCACTAGAAAGATCATCTTTTTGTAAAATAAATGAAAGAGACTATAATATGACTAAAACTGAAAAAGTACTTGCTGCATTTAAAGCTGGTGAAAAACTAACTGCAAAGCAAATTGAATCTCGTTTCAATGTAGGCAATGCTAGAGCTACCGTTTCTGCACTTCGTTTTCAAGGTTTTGCTATCTATGCAAATCCAACAACAAACAGTAAGGGTGAGAAAAAGAGCTTCTATCGTCTCGGTACTCCTTCTCGTGAAGTTGTTGCCGCTGGCTACCGCGCATTAGCGGCAGCATAAAGTAATGCGAAGGGTGAGTTTTTTAATTTTCCTTTCTCACCCTTCGCAAACTTTTTTTATTTTTTTTAAACATTTCTCAAACTATTTTTATAAATAATATTGAAGATGCCTTATGGGTCTTCGCATATTAATCTCGCTTAACTTTAAAAGGAGGTAACAATGGTTACTTACGACTCAATTCGCAAATTCGATCCATTCTTTGTAGGTGCAGACCGACTTTGGAGGCATGTAGATGATCTCCATAAAATGGCAGCAACAAATCAATCATCGAATTACCCACCCTACAATATCATAAAAAATGATGAAGATCATTACACTATAGAAATGGCAGTGGCTGGTTTCACTGATGAAGATATTGATGTGACGCTTGAAGATGCTCAAATCACAGTTGCGGGTTTTGCAAAAGAACAAGATGATACCAAAATTCTCCACAGAGGGATTGCTAATAGATCATTCACTCGGCAGTTTACTCTCGCTGATACAATTGAAATCGAGGCAGCAAATCTACAACACGGAATGCTCATACTCAGTCTCAAAAATATCATCCCCGATTCTAAAAAATCTAAGAAAATTAAGGTTACGACCGGAAGTAAAATTCCTAACGAAAAAGAAATCTTAACTGAATAAATTATGTGAGGGGGACTGAAAAGTCCTCCTCTTTTCTATTGACATTATTACGTAATTGGTATATATTTACATTATGAACAAATTTTATACAAATGTTTTTCGTTATGGCAATAATATTCTGTATGTTGGTTATGCCAACGGTCACAGAATTAAAGAGTCGGTCAAGTTTAACCCTACTTTATTTCTTAAAACAAATAATCCATCGAAGTATAAAACTCTCGATGGTATTACGGTAGACTCAGTTGAGCCTGGTACGATGCGTGACTGTAAAGAGTTCATTGAAACTCATAGCGCATCTAATTTTACTGTCTATGGTAACACCGATTACGTTGCTCAATATATCAACAGTCGGTTTCCCAATACTTGTACCTTTGATCGAGACACGCTTAACGTATCTTCTATCGATATTGAAGTACAATCCGATCAAGGTTTCCCACACCCAAAAGATGCTGCATTTCCTGTCACAGCAATTACTATGAAAAATAATATTGATCACACTTATCATACTTGGGGTGTGGGTGAATATGATTCATCAAAATGTATTATCAATAATGTCAAAGTTAACTACGTTCAATGTAAAGATGAACATGCATTACTGAATAAATTTATCGCGCATTGGCAGATGAACCATCCAGATGTTATCACCGGTTGGAACTCCGACGGGTTTGATATTCCTTATCTCATCAATCGTATTGCTAAGTTGTTTGGTGATGAAGAACTTAAACGATTGTCGATACATCATATGATGCCAAATGCGAAGACTGATAAGTTTTCTGGTGAAGTTTCGTTTACTATTCCTGGCATGACTCATCTTGATTATATGCGTCTGTTCAAAAAGTTTATGTTTATTCCGATGGAATCATATTCACTCAACCATGTGGGTAGTGTTATTCTCGGTGAGAAAAAGATTGACTATTCGGAGTTTACATCTCTGAATGAATTGTATACAAAAGATTATCAAAAGTTTATTGACTACAATATCAAAGATGTTGAACTTGTAGAACGGCTTGATGAAAAGCTCGGTCTTATTTCTCTTTGTATGACTCTGGCTCATAAAGCTAACGTCAACTATGAAGTTGCATTTGGCTCTACAAAAATATGGGACACCTTCATCTATAATATTTTACAAAAACAAAATATTGTTCTCAGCCCACAGAAACCTGTATTCAATGACAGGCGTATCGAAGGTGCTTATGTCAAAGAACCCATCAAAGGTTTACACGAATGGGTTTGTAGCTTCGATTTGAATAGCCTGTACCCCCATATTATTATGCAATGGAACATGAGTCCAGAAACTGTTGTTGATGGTGTTTACCCAGGAGTGAATGTTGATTCTCTTTTAAGTGAAACAAAGTTTGACATTCCAACCGACACTTGTGTTGCTGCAACAGGTCAACTTTTCTCTACAAAGAAGAAAGGTATCTTCCCAGCTATCATTGATAAGTTGTATGCCGAGCGTTCTGATATTAAAAAGAATATGCTTGATGCTAAACAAGAACTTGAGAACCTTAACAAAACCGATAAGCTCAAAAAGTTTGAACTTGAAAAGATTATCAGTCAATGTGATAATCAACAGATGTCAATTAAGATCCTCATGAACTCACTTTATGGTGCGCTAAGTAATACATACTTCCGCTATTATGATATTCGTATTGCCGAAGCAATTACCATCTCTGGTCAGTTTGCGGTTCGTTGGGCTGCGAACAATGTAAACGAATATCTCCAAGATGTTTTAAAAACAAAAAAAGATTACGTTCTCGCCAGTGACACCGACAGCATCTATGTTAGCCTTGGTGATCTTGTTGGCAAATCTATTCAAGGCGATGATGAAAAGATTTGTGCTTTTGTAGACAAGGTAGCAGAAAAAAAGATTGAGCCGTTACTTGATTCTTGTTATGAAAAACTTATGAATGCTGTCGGTGCTCGCGAACAACGTATGGTAATGAAACGTGAAATCATTGCGAGTAAAATGATCATCACTGGTAAGAAACGATATATCGCTAACGTGCTTAACAGCGAAGGTGTACAATATGCCAAACCTAAGATGAAGATTACTGGTATCGAATCAGTTCGTTCATCTACTCCGCAAGTTTGTCGTACACTGATTGAAAAAACTTTAGATGTAATTATCAACGGAAGTGAAACCGAAGTTCAGAATTTTATCGCTGAAGCACGATTTGCGTTTAGAAAGCTCAGACCCGAAGAAGTAGCGTTTCCACGTGGGGTATCAGATATTGAGAAGTATACTGACAAATCTGGACCTAATGGATATACTAAAGGCACTCCAATCCATGTTCGTGCCGCAATTTTGTATAACCAAACAATCATAAATAATAAACTAGATAAGAAGTATCCGTTGATAAAAAGCAAAGACAAAATCAAGTTTTCTTATTTGAAAATTCCAAATAGGATAAAAGAAAACGTGATTGCTTTTCCAGATGTTTTGCCTATGGAACTCAACCTTGAAAATTATATTGACTACGATATGCAGTTCAATAAATCATACCTTGAACCGATGAAACATATCCTTGAAGCTATCGACTGGTCAACAGAAAAAACAAATACAATCGAGGACTTTTTTACATGAGTGATATACCAGCAGAATATGCCAATATGGATTTTGGTTTTAGTGCAGTTGATGAAGCAGAGTTTAAAGCTAATCAACATGAAGCAGAAACCACACCGCCTGCAATTGATGAGAATGATCTCAATCGGATTGTATTAAATTCTCTTGCTCCACTTGAAGATAAGATTGATCGTTTGTTGTCACGGCAACAGGCTGATGAGTCTGATGATATTCAGTTTGCTATAGCTCAAGCTGAAGAAGAAGTCAAGGGTAAAGTTTCTGAGCTTGAAAAGATTATTATGCCATTACTTGTAAATCTAATGAAGACAGCCGATAAAGAATACATCCATTGGCCAAATCGTGAGAAACAAGTTCAAGGCACAATTGATAAGGTTTTAATGCTGACACGAGGTAAATAATGTTAATCCCAATCCTTACACTGATTGTTGCTCTCGCAATATCTGGTGTAGCAGCATGGTACTCTATTGTAGGTTTGATGGCAATATTTTCATCAGCTGCATTTGCTATTGCAATAATGGGAGCAGTGCTTGAAGTTGGAAAACTTACAACAGCTTCATGGCTATATCAAAACTGGAATACTTCTCATAGATTGCTACGAGGGTATTTAACAGCATCAGTCGTTGTTCTGATGTTCATTACATCCATGGGTATATTTGGATTTCTTTCTAAAGCGCATATTGATCAAACACTGATCGGTGGTGATAACACATTAAAAATAGAATTGTTAGACACACGTATTAATGAGCAGCAAAGGAAAGTGGACGATGCAACGAAAGTTATCTCACAGTTGGACAGTAGTGTCCAGGCGCTCATTGATGCGGAAAGAATCCGAGGAGCATCAGGGTCAATCTCCGTGCGGGAAAGCCAAAGTGTGGAAAGAGTGTCACTCAACGGAATCATTTCTAAAGCGAGCGAACGAATTATTAATTTTAGAGAAGGAAGGCAAGAGCTATCTAAAGAGCAACTGATATATGAAGCAGAAGTTGGTCCGATCAGATATATTGCAGAGTTTATATATGCTGGAAAAGCAAATACAGAAATGCTTGAATCAGCTGTTAGATGGATCATTATTATCATTATATTTGTATTTGATCCTCTGGCTATTCTACTTTTGATTGCCGCAAACATTAGCTTATCTAAGCCTAAGACTATGAAAATGGCTGTCAATGTTAAAGAGCTTGATGAAGAATGGACTGAAATAAATGTGGAGACAGATGATCCACAACCAGAGTTTGTTATTAAAAATGAAGACCCAGAAAATACAGTTTCATTTGAAATACTTGAAGAGCCCCCGAAACCTAAGAGAAAACGTGGTCGACCAAGAAAAGACAGAAGTGTTGCTAATACTGATTACGGTTCAATAACAGACATTCGAAAAAAGAAAAAGGGTTGACATTATAGTCCATTTGTAATATAGTAAGTAATAATTGCTAGAAAGGAATGACATGGAATGGCAAACAATCGTCGGATCCATTGTTGGAATTTTATTGATTTTTTGTATACCTATTATTATTTTTGTTATAGGAACAACAATAGCTAAAATATTGAGGCTACAAAAAAATCATAAAGTGATTTTTGGTGTTACAATTTTTGTATTATTATACAGTGTTTTAATTTTAATTATGAGGTGAATATGGTTTCCGTACTCGAAAAATTAACGAAAAACTCTACCATCAAGCTAACATCTATTATTACTGAATCTAAAGTTTTTGGTAAGAAAGAAATGGCTCCGACCCCTGTCCCAATGATTAATGTGGCATTGTCAGGTCATATTGATGGTGGTCTAGTTCCTGGTATGCTCATGCTTGCAGGTCCATCAAAGCATTTTAAGTCAGCATTCGCATTGCTCATGGCTGCTGCGTATCAAAAAAAGTATGATGATGCTGTCATCTTATTCTATGATTCTGAGTTTGGTACTCCTCAAGCATACTTTGAATCGTTTGGTATTGATATGGATCGTGTTATCCATACGCCTGTCACAGATGTAGAAGAACTCAAATTTGATATTACAAGCCAGCTTAAAAATATTGAGAAAGGTGATCGTGTATGTATCGTCATTGATTCAGTTGGTAACCTTGCTTCCAAGAAAGAAGTTGAAGATGCTCTGAACGAAAAGTCTGTCGCAGATATGTCTCGCGCAAAGCAGATGAAGTCTTTGTTCCGTATTATTACACCTCATTTGAATCTTAAAGATATTCCTCTTGTTGCAATTAATCATACCTACAAAGAGATTGGCTTGTATCCTAAAGATATTGTATCTGGTGGTACTGGTGCTTATTATAGTTCTGATGCTATCTGGATTGTTGGTCGTCAACAAGAGAAAGATGGTAAAGAGATTAAAGGTTATCACTTTGTGATTAATATTGAGAAGTCTCGTCATGTGCGTGAGAAGTCTAAGATTCCAATCACTGTTACATTTGAAGGTGGCATTAGTAAATGGTCTGGTCTACTCGATGTTGCGGTTGAAGGTGGATATATTACAAAACCAAAGCTGGGTTGGTATGAGCCTGTTGATCCAGCAACTGGTGAGATTCTATCTGATAAACTTCTACGAGCAAAAGATATTATCAATGATAAAGATTTCTGGTTAATGATGTTTGAGAAAACTGATCTAAAAGATTATATTCACAATAGATACAGTATGGATGCTTCAGGTTTGATTATGCGTGATGATAAAGATAAAGTAACAGTAGAAGATAAGGTTGAAGAGTATGACGATTCAGAATGATTATGAAGTTTTATTTGACGAATATCCCGATGAAAAACTTGCTAGAATTAAGTTGA